ATGCAAAATTTCGTACAACGATTCCCTTAATGAACCCGTAGATGGTTCATTGTAGTAGTCGTATTCTTCGTAGGCCATAACCTATTTTAAGTGAATTTTTACAAAACCACCAATATCACTTGACATTTCAACTGATATTTTTTTAAAGCAATTGTCATCAATATTTAACGCCAAACACATTCCATCAATGCCTGATTTCATGGTGGCCAGCATATTGTCCAAATCAAATCCACGCTTGTTTGGTGGGTAAAACACCATTTCTAATGATTTATATGGACCTGGCGGTGTTTTGGCTTCTTTAGTTAAGTAAAAGCAAGTTTCCTTGTATTCCTTAAAAAATTTGGCTTTTTTAGTCCAATGGGTTTTAACATTTGGCTTTAGGGCAGAAGGCGGCCAAGGAAAAGTAAGTTCATTCATTTAGCAGTTCTTGGGTTTTTTCGTATAAATCTTCTTCGCTGAACCCCCAGTATTTATGGAACCCACGGTGGCCAAGGGAATGAACGCTGGAATTTCCAAGACGGTGGTGCCACATACACAAGGGTATAGTTTTAGCGGTTTTTCTAGGCTGGCCATGTCTGCGAATATGATGGATTTCCACGGGGGTATCGGTATCGGTAATTCCATTTTGTTGGCACAATATGCACCCCAAACGTGCCAAAGTTGCATAGTGTTGTCTTTCTGCTTTAGTCATCTAACCAATGCCCGGTTTGAATAGGTTTAACTGCAAATTCGTCTATCAAATCGGATTGTGGCACAAAATAAGCTGGTCTATTAGTTCCTTGGGGGTCTGACCAGTATTTATCTTTTTTGGCATCCCTGGCGTACATATAACCACGAATATAGTAATTGCCTAAAAGCCCAGTTATTAAGTAATAACGCTTATCATCTTTATCATCAGGGTGAACAATTAGTTTTCCATGTGAAAGCGGTGTTTGTCTTACTTCATACGGCCCAACGTCATCTGTGCCATAGCTTCCTTTACCCCAAAATATTCCAAAGTGCTTGGCAATGACCAATTCACCCAAAGCACCTTCTATGCCCATTTGCCATGTGTCAGTTTCTTTTGCCCCGTACCTATGTTTTGCCCCATCCCGTTTACATTGAAGAATTCTTAATGTGGCTTGTTGGGCGGCCATTTGGATTTCATCGTCAGTAAGATTAATCTGTATAGGCATCCCGTAACCCTTTAGATATATCTTCAAGTTTTTGGGCAACATCCACAATATCTATTGATATTTCGTGGGCTTGCTGGTAATTGCCTTTTGTAATGGTTTCGTGAAAATTACGCATTAATTTGTGCAATGCAAGATAAGGTGTTGAAAAATTGTTCATTTAATTTCCAATGTGCATTTATCGCCGGAAGCTTTGCGTTCAACGGTTACTTCACATAAACCTTTAAAACTTTTAAGAAAATTAGCTATGTAAAGGCATAAGTTTTCCATAGTTGGTATGCCAAGCCCTTCTACATTGTCCAAAAATTTATGGTCTAGCTGGGTTTTAAGGGATTCTATGGCCCATTTAAAATGACCAAAATCTTTAACCATGCCGTTTTCATCAGGTTCGCCCATGACTGAAATACTTGCATGATAAGTATGCCCGTGTATGTTTTCTGATTGCATTTTGGCATGAACGTCAACGTACCGTCCTTTAAGTGTATGGGCCGCTTCAAATATAAATGTTTGGGTAAGCTTCAAAATAAATTGTCCTGTTCAACTTGCATAAAATTCCACGTTGCTGGTGCGTTGTGGGCTTCAATTCTTGACCGCATTACTTGCGCCCTAGCTTCTTTTGTTGGCGGTGGATAATTGCCATTACGCCATTTACTGTCAATTCCAACGCTTCTAGCTATGTTTGTGCTATCTGTGGAAGAAAACGGCAATTTAGTAAATATGGCTGGGTCTAACATTCGTAAGCCATGAAGTTTGCATATTGGGCGGCCCATGTCATCACAAATAACACGCATAGCTTGACCTATTTTTGACCACCAGGCGTTAGTTCCTACTGCGGTGTATTCGCCTGAACTACCAATACAAACACGCACATAATTGTTTGCTAATTGTTCAAGTCTTTCTAATGATTCGTGCATATGCCAAACTGGTGCCCCAAACCATTTAGGTAATGGGCAATTTTCTAATAAAGCATCGTTATCCGCTTCTATTCCATCAATTACATCAGGAATAACTGCAAAATCACAAGATGGTACTTTTTTTAGGTTTAATGCCCAATCATAATAAGCATCCCAATCAGTTATGGGCTTGCCGCTTTTCCAAGCACTAAAAGCACCATTGTCTATGGCAAAAGATTGACATACTTCAATTGCCGTTCCAATTTGATCAGGATGGGCATAAGACACAAACGCATGACCAGCTTGTACCGCATAGTTAGCTACGGTTGTTGGGGTTATAGGAAGTCCATGATAATGGATCATAAATAATGTTCTTTTTGAATATTTTGTTTTTCAAAATGCCGCCTAAATTTACGAACCCCACCTTTTAACGCAGTTTCTACTTCTGTTTTAGACAATCCCAATTCTTTGGCAATATCGTCAATATTCATATCAACATTTTCTTTTAAATAAGGATTTTTATTTTTTCTTCCTTTTATGCTCATTTGGTTAGCCTTTCAAGGTTACGGTTACTAGCTTCTTGGGTACGCCAAGCTTCAAAACGTAGCTTTGCCGCTTCTAAACGGTACTTCCACATTTCTGTTTTGTACGTTGCCGCACCAATGGCTTTGCATAGGTCTTGGTAGTCTTGGCTGGCATAAGCTTCACGTTCTTGGGCACCCAAACTTTGTTCGTTTGATTGTTTCATTTTGATGGCTTTTAAGCTGGATTTATATGCTTCCAACTCTGCCAGTTCACCCTTGGCACGGGCGTATTCCGGGGCAAATTCGTATAGATAATCTACACAATCATTGGGATCAACTACCCGTGTTTCAGCTTTCATAACTCCATCCAAATTTTAATTATTGTGAACAAAATGACGGCCCAAGCAAACACGCCAGTAATTAAAAGAATAAGAACAAATAATTCAATCATCGCCAATCCCCCCAGGTTCCACGGTTGCCTTTTTTCCATTGGTCGTACATATCTTTAGCAAGTAACTCCCGGCGGCTATTAAATTTAGGATTAGAAAAATAACCCCTAAAACCGGTAAGCCCAAGCTGGGTACGGTAAACAAGTAACTGTCTGATTTCACATTCATACCGCCAGCTTTCCGATGTGTTGACTGATTCTTTGGCGGTACTGTCCCATAGATTCCCCGGCGTAAGCATTAAGTCCTAGTTCCCGGCCCTTGGCCAAAGTAAGTTCATCATTACTATACCAAGGTAATGAAGGACGCTTTAGTTCTTTTGGGGTCATATCCAGTTCATCTTCAAACCGGCCCTGGTTAAGCCAGGTACTAGGGTGGGGTATGAAGTCCATTTCCGTACCCTTTAGTTTCCAGTACGCAACGTGTTCTTCAATGGCTTCTACGGCTTGGGCTTGTTCATCCTTTGTAAGCCGGTTAAACGCCCCCAGGGCGGCACGTTTAGCTACCTTCCTGGGGTAATGTTTCCAAAATGATTCAAACATTTGCGGCCTGTTTTTTAAGGTAATTTGCTAATGCTTGATTCATTGCGTAAATGACCAAACGGTTTTTACCTGGCACGTTTTTGCCATGTTGAAAATAATCTTTACCCCATTTGTCAGAAACCAAAATATATGAACCATCGTCAAAAATATATTGTGTTTGATAAAACTTATCTTCAGGGGTTTGAACTACTTTAGTTACTTGGGTTGCTTTCATTTTCTTATCCTTTGTTTTCACGGCACCGTTGCCGTATTGATAATTTACTAAAGTTTTCTTTAGTTGTGAAGCTTTTTTTGATGTATTAGGGTTTTCCTTACTAATTTCTTAATAACTGTTGTATTTATGTTGAATTGCTTTTTGGTGGACGAACCTAGCCCACCTAGGTTGCCTTAATAAGTTTTGCTTTTCGGAGCCACTTAACCCGTCAGTCGTTCAGGAAACCGGCACTAACTTCGCCACCGGCATTTGCGTTATTACATTCCTTGATCCCCCAGTAACGCTTCTATCCTGACCGCTGGTGGTGGTGAATCCCCAATCAGAACGATGGGAACTAAACAAATAAAAAAAGGGCTTTATTGGTAGCTTTAGCTTGAACGGCTTTGGAAATACCTCTTATCTTATTTCCAAAACCCTAAAACCACCAATAAAACCCTATTCATGAGTGTTCAAGTCCTCAATGAATAAAACTATATCACAAATTTATTGCTTGCAACTCCGGCCAAATAATATGCCACGTTTGTGGAAAAAGGTCTTTCCTGGTTACTAACCCTACTGATTCCCGTTCTATGGTTGCCGCTATTAGCATCAAGGGTGCGGCTGGGATTGCATTGTTGTTGCGCCATTGACACACCGCTTGAACCGTTACGCCACATAGCTTTGCCACTTTTGCTGGCCGTCCCAACATATCAATTAGTTGTGAATCTGTCATTTATTTTCCTTTTTTACTAAATATTACTTTACAACAACTCAATCTTACTTTACATTTGATAGTACGGCAATGGTGCCGTGATAAATAAGGAGTAGCAAACATGGATGAATTAAGCCAATTAATGTTGGAACATGAAGAATTTTTAGAAGAAGCTTTAGATTGCATGGAATATGGTGGCGAACTGCTCACCCAAGCCCAAGTTGATTGCATACGGCAAGCTTGCGGTAAACCTAATCGTCATAGAAATAACCATGTAAACCCGGTATTACGTGACGTAATTAACGATTTTGGAAAAATTTTTGGACAAGGAAAATAAAATGATTATTGCAAAGCAAACCAGTTCAGGTAGTGACTTCAAACTACCACCAGCCGGCAGTTTTCTTGCCAAGCTATATCGCATCATTGATATTGGCACCCAAACCACCGAATGGATGGGTAAGAAAAAGATGCAACGCAAAATCATTACTATGTTTGAATTACATGGTGAAGATAACGATGGCCAGCCATTGCAAACCGCTGACGGCAAACCGCTGATTGTATCTAAACGCTATACGCTATCCCTGGACGAAAAAGCCACATTGCGTAAGGATTTAGAAGCCTGGCGTGGTAAAGCTTTTACCCAAGAAGAATTAGATGGTTTTAACCTGGAAGTCTTACTGGGCAAGTGTTGCATGGTATCTATTACCCATTCAACATACGATGGTAAAGAGTACGCCAACATTGCTGGCATTAGCCAAATACCAGCCGCATTAAAGAAATTGGGCGAACCCGTTGGCGTTAACGAACCCATGATTTTTACCCTTGATCCATTTGATCAAGATAAATTTAATAAGTTGTCAGAAGGTATGCAAGGCGTTATCAAGAAATCTGCCGAATACCGTAATACGTTTGAACCTAATTCGCCACCAGTTAGTTCTGCCCCGTCAGAATTGATTGATGACGATATACCTTTCTAGGGGGCAATATGAAGCCAATGGTTAAGTTTATTGTTTGTGATCACTATACGGTTAAAACCCATCAGGATATAGGCCACGATGAAGAAACTGAAATCATTGGTTTCAGTTATGAAGCATTGTCCAAGTTTACTAGGGCTTTAATTACTGAAGCGGCTTGCCTGGTCAAAGACCCAAAAGATAGAAGTTTAATCCTACAAACATTAGGTGAATAAATGAAATGTATTGAATGTAAATGGTACGCTGGTCAAACTAACGATACCTATGGCGTATGTAAACGTTTTCCACAAACTGCAAATAAAAGCCATCACGATTGGTGCGGTGAATATTCAAGCAAAGTTGTTGTGGTTACACCGGTCCAAGAAGAATCAGTTGAAATACCAAAACGTGGAAGAAAACCAAAACAATGATAATCAAAGAACGTCAATCGGAAGGGGGGCATTGGTATGATCGTGAAGGAAATAGTGCCTATTCAATTATCGGCAAAAACGGCCAGTTACGGCCAACAACGTTACGGGATGCAAGAACACTTGATCTTTGCCCAAGCGTTACAACAATCCTTGGAGTTGCGGCAAAGCCAGGCCTTGATACATGGAAACAACAACAAGTCCTGTTAAGTGCTTTAACCCTTCCTAGGCAAACTGGGGAACCTGAACAATCTTGGCTTGAACGGGTAATGATGGATTCCAAGCAAACTGGACGGGTGGCCGCTGACCGTGGAACTACTATTCATGCCATTATTCAATCGTTTTTTGAAGGGGCATTAATTCCTGAACATATGCCAATGTGCCGCCCAGTTGAGGAAGCCATTAAAACGCATTTTGGGGAACTTTTGTTATTGCCGGAACTATCCTTTGCCCATCCCCTTGGGTACGGCGGTAAGGCCGATTTAATAGCTAAATCAAGGCATGATTTTGATGGTGTTGCAATTGACATTAAAACCAAGGAAACAGAAGATATTTCCAAGGCCGATATTTTCCCTGAACACGGGATGCAATTAGCGGCCTACCGCATGGGATTTAATATGCCCAAGGCCCGTTGTGCCAACGTATTTGTAGGCTACAAAATGGTTGCTGGCAATCCATCGTTTACCGGTGTCAAAGTAGTTGAACATGAATCCGCTGACCTGGACCGCTACTGGCTTATGTTTACCAAGCTATTAGAGTTTTGGCAGTTAAAAAACAATCACAAGTAATAAAAAGGCGGTTAACTGGACTTTGAAGGATGCAACATATTGGGGTTTTTTCCAGTTTCCCCCCAATTAGTAGTGGTTGCCAAATTCACGCCTTCCGTTGTTTAGTTGCAATATTACGCTTTACAAGTAAAGTAATCTTTAGTAAATTAACCAATACCGCAATGTTGCGGTGATAAATAAAGGGATTGACATGAACCAAGAACAAAAACAAGAACAAGCTTATTGGGCTTACCAGGCTAAACAAGAAAACCTACAACGCATGGTGGATAAGGGTTGGGGTGATCGTGACGAATACAACAAGCTTTTGGTTTGGGAAGATAAACAACGCAAAATTAAAAAATTTAAAAAAATAGCCAATGAAGTAATTACTGCACTAATGTTTGTGGCTTTTGTTGTTGGGATGGCTTTATTGACCGCTTGTAGCAGTAATTCCCCTGTTCCTGGCACTACCGGCACGGTGTATGGACAAGCCCCTAGCCAACAATTAGTATTAGATAAACAAGTTGCTGGATTGACCAGGAATGAAGTTATAGCTGGCGTTACTGAATGTGAAGGGGCTGGCCTACGTGCCCACGTAATAACCACCAAACGTTCAATTAATGGCTTTAGCGCAGATATTCCAGTTGAAGTTACTTGTATGCCTAAATATAAGTATTAAGGGGTAAACATGAATGAACACATTTGGACCACTAGCGGCACCGATATAACTATTAGATGGCGGTTAACTGGCTGGGTGCCGCCTTCAGAACTGCAAGAATACAAAGATAAATGGTCATATTTTCAAAATCTACCATTACGTAGATTAGATGACATGGCCAAAGAACAATACGAACAAGTATTGCGTAGGGCTAAAGTAGCCCGTATTAGATAACTATTTCTTCATAGGGTGGGCCTTGTTCATTGGCTTACCCTCATGTTTTTTAAGTTCACGCTTTAGTTCAAACAATCCACTACGCATTTGAATCATTTGCTTATCTTCTTTTTTTTGCATTGCTTTTGATTCAACTTCTTCATGTTTTTCGTTGTGCATTTTATGCCCCTAGTGCTTTAAGTGCTTCGTTCATTTTAGCTTTTCGGTCATCAAGCCCCAATAAGCCACCGTTAATACGTTTAGTCATTACTTCAAAAGAATCTTTAGTGCCTTCATCAGCCAAGGCATTTAACCCTTTTTTGTTCCAAAACCAGCCAGCCGATAACACGGCGTAACGGGGTTCTTCCAAAAGGTGGGGGCTACCTATCAAGTCTATACCTAAAGCTTCACCACAATGCGTATAGTTCTCTTTGCCGGTACATTGGATTAATCCCCTTCCAATATATGCGGCCGCTTCTTCCGGGGTAGTATTTCCCATGCGGCCAACATACACTTTGCTGGCTATCTTTTCAGGCTGGCGTTCATATTGCGTTGCAACATCCATATTAGGAAACCGGCTTGGCCAGGTTGCCATTAAAGCTTTAGCTGAATAATTTAAATTTTCACGGGTGAATTTAAAATTACCGGATTCGTGAAGGGTTTGCCCCAGGAAACACGCCTGGCGTTGTGGCGTATTAATTTGGTATTTATCAAACGTTTCATTTAATGGGTCAAGCCATTGTTCACCAAGGCCTAGGGCTTTTAATTGATCATTTGTCATCTTTTTTGTTTTGTTTCATTTCAATACATTTTTCAACGGTACGTCCACCAAAATAGGCCAAAAAGACGATTTGGCCCCAGCTACCTAGCAAATTTACGTAAGATTCTTGTGCGTTATACCCAAAAGCACTCATAGCCGTAAAAAGAAAATAAGCCATAAATATCGCTATTAAAGCCATTGGACGAATGTTTTTAGATAGCCAAGAATCGCTAGACATATCAGCTTCCCAGCGTTTTGTAATTTCTTGTGCTTCTGCAATGTCTGCATTAATTTTGGCTAGTTCGCCATTTTGTTGCATTTGCATCAACTCTAGTTGTGCTTTAGCTTTCTGTTCAGGATCAGGAAAAAATTTATCAATTAACTTACCGCCAATATCTAATAGTGCGCCTAGTGGAAACATTTAAATAACTCCTAAAACAAATTTAAGCCATAACGTTACAATCAACGCCGCTACAAAACAATAAAATTGCACCCGTCTAACTGCTTTTAAATCGTGTTTATATTCTTCATTGTCTTTTCGTTCCATGTTTTCAATATCTAACTTAATTTTTAATACTGCTTCCCATTCTTTAGCACCATATTTTTTAACAAAATCTATTTTTAACTTTGCTTCTTCATCGCTAATTTGTTTCTTTTTTTGCCACGATTCTAAAGCCTTAATTAATGCTCGTTCTTTTTTAAACTCTGCTTCCCGTCTTGCCCTGATACGTTCATTTGCTTGTTTTTGTGCTACTTCAGTTGCATCATGCTGGATGTTTTCAATGCTTTTAGATAAGCCTTTAGTAGCTTCCCTGGTAGCATCAAGGCTACCGGAAAGAGTTTTTACTCCTTCTGATATTCCGTATGGGTCTGACATTGCGGTTCACTTTCTTACACCGTCCTATTTATTTGTAAACCAATGAACTGCCCAGCCACCCAAAGTGCTTAATGCGGTCAATATCCCAATAGCTAACCAACTAGCCCCTTTTTGTTGGGCCTGGTTATCAAGAAGCTTTTCAATATTGGCTTCCATCTTATCCATTTTTTTTGACATTGAATCAAACTTTTCTTCATAAGATTCTACTTTTTGCCATAGAACCCCATACTTAACTGGGTCAATTTCAAACATAGTGACTTCCATTTAAGTTTTCATGATGTACGCTAATGCGTAGTATGGTGGCATATTTGCATTAGTACCGCTTGTACCAGCAGAAGTATTTGTTGTGGCAACTGTAATGCCAGTAGAAGCTAATTCTGTTTGAAAATTTCCACTAACAGTATTTCCCATTGCAAAAGCTTGAATAGGGGCACCACTTAAGTTAGCAACAAGCGTATTGTGTCGATGCTGTGGGTCTGTAACAACAGAAGTTGCAGTATGGTTATGCGTTACAACAATTGCATCAGTAGATCCACCAGTTGCACCTACTGCATAAGTAGAGCCAGCCCCAAGAATAAAACGGTCACGTAAATCCGGCGTTGAATTTGCACCATCGCAAATAACAAATCCAGTAGGAATAGAACCAATACTACCTGACCAAAGAATAATTGCACCAGTAGGAACAGATGATGGGGTAGCGGTTGGTGCATTTTGCAAAATTGGGTAAAGATTATCTAATGTTTGCAAAGTTACCGCAGAAGCAGTTTGAATAATAAACTTGTAGCTATATCCGGTTTGCATCCAAATTTCACTTGGGGTGCGGCCATAAGCATCTAAAACAATAGGGTTTGTATTGGCAATATTGCCGTTTACGGTGGTGTAAGTAGTTAATAAAGTGCTTGATCCAGCTTGGTAGGTGTAAATCAATCCACCAGCATTGGGTATGCCGTTATTGTCAAAAAATTGTTGGCCATTGCCAACTGGGGATAAAAGTACGCTTGCCATGTTATTTACCTTCGTTTTCTAAATCTTTTAACATATCTTTAATTGGGCGTTTTACCCCAGCACCAAGTTCTAAAGATTCTTTTATTTTTTTGCTGGCAGTTAGTTTTTCCATTGCCATCCTACCAATACTTCCAATAGGTGATCCAGTTTTAACATTAATACCCATTTCAGCGGCATTTAATGCACCTTCACGCATCATGGCTGGAACAGTATTGCTTGTATTAGCAAACCCTTTGCCACCAACGTGTTCAGTCAATCTAGCTAAATCAGCTAAATCTTGAAGGTCAACGGCAGTTTGATTTGGCATCACATCAAAAAGTTTTTTGCCAACAGTTTTGTTAAGTGCATCATTAAATGATTTTTGATTAATAACACCTTTAGAACCAATTGCAATGTTTTCAAGGTGCTTAATCAAACCAGCTTGGGCGGCCTGGTGTCCTGGCGTATCTAATCCAAGTTCACCTATTAAACGTTTAACGTCAGCGGTTGTACCATCAACAACAAATTTCTTAACAAACTTATCAGCGGCTACGTGTTCTAAACCTTCCTTTAGTTCACTATCTAAACGTGTATCTTTAACGGCTACACGATATGCTGGGTTGGTATCTAATACTTGGTAACGTTCACGTACTGCATTTCTAGCTAAATCTGCTAATGGTTTTATGCCTTTTAAATCTTCTGACATTGGCAATTTTTCAAGTTCTTGGCGAATAATGCCAGCAACTCTACGGGCGTTTCCATTAGGATTAGAACGCATTTCTTCTGCCATGTTAGTACGCAGATTTTCAAATTCATCAAACGTCATGTTTCCACGTTTTTGGAAATCTTCAAGGTCTTTAAGGTATGACCGCATATTGTCAGAAGCATACGATTTAAGAACCTTTTTAGATAATTCTGCATCTACGTCTGCTTTAAGCTTATTGGTATCAATTGGAAAATTGCCACCATTAGCTTTTTCTAAATTTTCGTATTTAGTTTTAATATCAGCCAATCTTGCTTTATCTTTAACCAATAATTGATCAATTGCAGTTTGGCCATAATCTACAAGGTTCATACCGCCAGGCAAATCAGGGGCGGCCTTTTCAGCTAATGTAGAAAATCCTTGGGTAATCTTGGCATCACGATCTTGTAACCTAGCCATTAAATCTTCGCTTTTTGCCCGTTTATTAAACTCATCTGACATCATGGCGGCATCTTGTAATGCTTCGCCTTTGGTCAATTGATAACCAAATTTATCGCCTTTAAGTTGGTTTTCAAGGGCTTTAATATCCACCAGTTCAGTTGGATAAGATGATATTGTTGCCCGTAATTCAGGGCTTGCACTAGCCAACATAGCATCAACAGTTGCTTTATCCGGTGTAGCCATTGCACCAACGCTTGCGCCAGGGGCAGTTCTACGGGCATTAAATTGGGCAACTAACTGCGCTTCAGAAGGCATGACGGCACCACGTACTGCCTGGGCACCAGTTTTAATGCCTTGGCCAACTGCCTTGACACCTTCACCAGCCAATTGTGCAGTTTGTTTAACACCAGGTAAAAACAACAATTCAGGGTCATATACGGCCCCTTTGACCATTTCACCTAATACAGTTCCCGGATGTTCAGTAACGGCTTTGTAAACGTTTTTAGCGGTTTCAACTGGGTTTTCAACGGCCGTCTTAACGCCTTCTACAAATCCTATGGCTTTTTCTTCTAATTGCTTTTTATCTTGTTCAGTAAATCCTGGTAATCCTAATGATGCACCAGTATATTTAGCGGCAGAAGCCAGCAAACTTTTATTTTTAAAATCTTCATATGACATTTCGCCAACAGTTTTTCTAAAATCTTCGGCAAAACTAGTTGGTTTTGTTTCAACAAAAGCCGTTGGTCTAGCAAATTTAATTCCGTAATTGTCATCTTCAGTTGCAGTTGATGGAACAAAAGTAGAGTTTGGATTAATTTCTACATGGTACATATCTTTAGAACCATGTGGGCGATGAAAACCAACTTGTTCTAATAATGAATTGGGTACACGTGGATGTAGGTCAATAGCGTTACCGCCTTCGTGCCGGCTTTTGCCTGGTTCAGCCACCAAATTAGGATTTTTAAGGCGGTCTAAATAAAGCTGGCGTTGTTGTTCCCTAGTTCTATATCCGCTAGTAATAGGCAAATCTTCGCCTTTAGGATTTAAAGCAGTATCAGCTTTATATAAATCTGACAATATAGCCAATCTTTCCTGTATGTCAGGATTAAGATTGCTTAAATTAATAGATGATTTGCTTGTTTTTGTAGGCTCAATAACAACTGGCGAACTGCTTAAATCAACAGTTACAGAAGATGTTTTTGGACGGCCGATAAACGATAAGCCAGGCACATCATCTAAAAGTTCGTTCATTTGTATGAACCTTCTACTAAACGGTCAATTGCCTTTGCTTTTCTATCTAATTCATCAAATTCTTTATCTGACATAGATTTAGTCAATGATTCATAACGTTGCTTTTTAACTGCTTCAGGATAATTGGAATCACGAATATTTTGCAATTGGAAAATACGGGAATCATAGTTAGAAGCCCATGCGCTTTGGAATCTATCAGCATTAAGTGCAGAATTGACTTCACCACGTTTTTCACGATATTTTTTAAGTCCTTCAGCAAACTTGGTGGTTGCCGTAAATTGGGCATCAGCACGTTGCATAATGTCACGCAATGCTTCAGGGCTAATAGCATCACTACCGCTAATAGTTGCGGCATCGCCACGGCTAGAATCGGTTTTATTTAATCCCATAGTATTGGCGTTTTGCACCATTACACCAGCAATGTTTTTACGTAATGTATCTAAATCAGGTTGTGCAACAATAAGTCGTGCCCAATCTTGAGCAGTTTTGTAAGCACCAGCACCGCTTGCTTTAAAAGCAACTTCTTCTACTTTACGAACATATTGCTTACCTTCTTCAGCGGCCGTAGCATTAATTGGTGCTTCACGCAACATTGCTTTACCTTTTGCATAAGAATCTTTTTGCAAATCATTAAGATTTAAAGGGTTAGCTGGGCCAACGTAATTAAAGTCGGGGTCCTCTTTAATAAGATCAGGCAATACTTTACTTTTTGGTGCAACTTGACTTGTAGGTTGCATACCAGTAGATGGTTGACCACCGCCCAATGGTGCAGTTGAAACAGAAGGTTGACCACCAAGAATTGAAGGTTGTGTAACAGTTCCAACAGTTTGGCCGCCAATGGTTGTAGTGCCAGCTTTAGGTGCCATCATTGCGCTTTTATCTACTGGGCTTAATAAATCAACTGAATTTTTAATAGCGGCTTTTGCTACGTGTTCGCCAGGCGGCATTGTGGCAATCATGCCGGAATATGCATCAGCCAATTTAGCAATGCTCATATTATTAGGATAGAGTTGCTTTAAACCTTGATAAGCTTGCACATATTGTTTTGGGTCTTGAACTCCAGCATAGCCTAAAGTTTCACCTACACTAGCGACAACTCCACGTTGTTTAGTATCTAAACCCATTTCAGCATCATCTGCTTCAGTTCTATATTTATGCAATTGAACTAATTTTTGGTATTGATTTGCGCCTGTTAACGGGGCAATAACTGGCAAAATGGAAGCTTTATCCAAATCAATTCTGCCGTTAGTCATGTATTTATCTTGATCTTTCATAAAAGTCATGACAACTGGCATTTCTTTTGCTTCTTCTTCGGCTACCATTGCTTTTCGATTAGCAAGCGCAGTTTCGGCCGAATAAAGGCCCATTTTCATCATGTCACCAAGTGACACGCCGGTATTTTTAGGGTTTAAATCTGCGGTAAATCCAGCCATAATTATTCCTTTTAACCAGTTTTGCCCATTTTGTTCATGCCATACAACATTGCATAATTACTTAAATTGTTTGCGGCATTAGTGTAAGCATTAGCTGAACCCATAATTCCGGAAGCTTGGGCATTACCAATGCTAGAAAGTAAATTTCCAACGTTAGCAGAAGTGCCACCAGCCATATTAGCTACGGTTTGATTGGCATTTTGTCCAACGCCAGTTAAAGCATTTACGTTGCTCACTACGTTTGAACGGTTAGCTTGATACATATTAAAAGCGTTTCCTAATTGATTTCCAGCGTAATCCTGGGCAAATTGATTAGCACCTTGAAGTGCATTTCCACCAATTAAACCGCCAGCGGCATTGGCTTGTGCATTAAATTGGCCCATGCCTTGGCTTAATCCAAACTTGTAATTTGGCATTAATTTAGTCAAATCATCCATAGATGGCTGGGCAGTTAAATAACCGCTATCAGCTAAACCGCCATAAAGATTTGCACCTTTTTTACCCAAATCCATGTATGGTTGATTTTGTTCAAGGATATTGCCGTACATTTCACGGTTGTAATTTATGCCTTGCTGGCCGGCTCTGCCATAAGCATCAGCGGCACTTTTAGAAGCTTGTGATGACATATAGGCACCAACTAATGTAGTGCCCCCAATAATTGCCGCCGCAGTTACAAACGCCATTTTAATTACTCCTTAATAATGTTTTCTGAAGTTCTAAAGCCCAATCCTTCAGTTTGTTGCTAGAATCAAAAAGTGCAGTTTCATCAGGTTCAATCAATTCTGCTTCAATTTCATCTAAATCGGTTTTATCCGTTTTGTGAACATTGGTAATTATTGAATCAGTAACGGCGTAAATAACCCTTTTGGTCCCTAATTTGCTTTCAATTATATCGCCACAAACCATGTTTTTCATACCATTTTCTGTCCAGGCAACGATTTCACCTTTGGTGCATATAAAAAAATGATCTTGCTTATGAACTTTGCCAACTACCAACATTCCAGCCGGCATAAACATTTTTCTGCAATACATTCCATTTGAAAAATAATGTTCTGTTAAAGGTTCTATTTGTTCAAATTTTGATAGTTCTTCTTGTAAATGCCCAATTTGTTCCTTATTAGGAACATGGTCATTTAATAATTCAATATCAGCGTTCATGGGTTGTAATAAGGCACTTTAAATGGTTGACCGTTAACCGTAATATTAATAAACCCTACTGGATTAGCTGGCAAAACTGCCGCACCTTTGGTGGCCGTACTAGCTGAAGTAAAGTTTAGTATTCCAAGAAAAAATTGTTGCCACGCCCTAGTTGGCCGTTTAGTTTGACCATCCAAAAATTCTGATTGTGGGTAAGGGTTATTTTGGGTATTAGTCCAAATTCCACCTTGGTTTCCTGAAGAAGTTGCCATTAGTTTGTCCCAGCATCCGCTTTTAAGTTGGCCGCAGTAATTACGGCATTAATTGGATCAGTTATTACCACTTCAAATATTCTATCCCGTGATTGCCCTAATCTACGCCAAATTGCACGGTTTTTGTATGCCCCTTGTACGCCAATGCTTGTCCAATGTTCATTTGAATAAGTAGAACCGCCATCATCTGACCAACGCAACATAGCTTGTGGGGCAGAACCATCCGGTAAACCAACGCCAGGCTGGAAATGAATCTGTAATTCATGAAAATACTGCCGTTGATAGTCACTAATTAAATGCGGTGCCCGGCGAATCCTACGAATTTCACCACCGTTATCGGTGTAATTTGATGGATCAAGCATATAAATTTGACCATTACTATGGTCACCAACAAGGTTTATGCCTTGAAAATGGGAATGGCAATTGCCACGGTGACGGTGAAATACGTTGTTTGAATCTACCCATAACCATTTGTGCCACATACCGCTGGCAATGTCATACGCCCAGGTTAAATCTAGGGTTGGAAAGCTTACAACGTAAACTTCGTGGCCTTCAATAAGGTAAGTCCAAGCCCTAGCATCGGCAATATAGCCACCTTCAATACTGTTTTCTACGGCATGAGTGCTAATACGGGTTGGGGTATAACCTTGCATCATCATGACCTGGCCATCACCACGAATGTTTTTACTCAAATAAGCAAAAGAATTACCTAACCTAGCTACGGAAAACTTGGCCGCAATACCGTGCTGGGTAGAAGTGCCAGGAATACGTTGGAAGGCAAAAGGGAATAATCCGCTATCAATCCATACTTCTGACGATGTTTCGCCAAGCAAATAGACTTCCCGGTGATCCACAATAATGGAAACCAAATTGTCCGGGGCACCATCTTTAGAACTAAAACTTAAAGAAGGGGAAATAGGGGATAAAGGGGAAGTAGAACCAAATTGTTGTGTATTTGGCCTGTTATATACAAAGTAGTTATCCACCACATCAACAACATCGGCCCCAGTAAAAGGACCATCATTAGCCGGCATAACACTAAAGTTAAGTGCGTAAAGTGTTGTTGATGAAACAGTTTGTGAAGTGCTGACAACATAGCTTCCTGTGCCCCCTGTACCTGTACCAAACGTTAATGTAAGGGTTAACCCTGTACCATTACCGCTAGTAGTTGTTTGGGATGGTGTACCTGGAACTACCGTATAAACACCATTACTTACAGTTGTTAAACCGGTTACTACGCCGACCGCAACGGTTGCTACCGTGTATGTAGCTTGTTGGCTATAAACGCCCCCAGTAACGGTTATGGTGTCACCTACGGCATATCCTGTACCACCAGTAGTAATGGCAAAAGACAATGCGGCAGAACCACCCAAAGCAGTAATAATTGTTCCAGCAGTTACGCCGGTTCCTTGAATTGTTTGACCTGGGTACAAAGTACCCGTTGTTACGGCCGTTACAGTTAAAACGGTGCCGGAAATTGATCCAGTTACCCTAGCCGCTACGGCCGCAGTATTTAATGTTTGTGATGTAACGGTTTGACTTAAATTTATAGTGTAAGTACCGGTACCGCCTGATCCGCTTCCTAGGGCCGTAATAATGGTTTCAGGGGTAACGCCCACGCCAAATAATTGTTGACCAACGGCTAAAGTGCCGGATTTCATGGATGTAACAGTTAATGTTGTAGTGCTTGTTGAACCTATAAATTGTGCCGCTAATGGGTTAGATATACGCCATGTGTAACGGTAAGTACCATCTACTATATAAACATTAAGGCCGTTATCACTTATACCTACCATGCCAGTAGAACTATTTAAAGTTCCAATTAAGGTAGGGGTAAACGTAGAATTAAGCACATAAACGTATTGCCCACAAACTACTACCATGTAAGCACCGCCGGAAACTTGTCGCATACCACGTACTTCTGCGGTATTAAACAAAGTGACTTTATTAGTAAGTCCAGGGGTTGGATATAAAGCTACCACCCCGTTTTGACCAGGTTGTTTTAATGGGTCAATTTCAGGGCGAAAGTTAATACATTCCTGGGCATCTTGGTAGATGGACGGGGCTTCATACGATGGGCCAACAAATCCAAAATCAGGCATATTTGACCTTAATTAGTAAAACCGCCAGTAAGAATCCAGCCAGCATCTTTGGCCCGGCTCATTAACAACGCATCTTGGTAACGTGATACTTGCATTGGTGACATATTGGTACGTTTAACGGTCGATTTAGCTTGTGCGGCAAAGTTATTAATCATGCTTAACATGGCTGGATCATTTTTACCGTACATTGGGCATAACCGTTCAGCCAAACACCAACGTAAACACATTAAATAACCCTGTGGAAGAACAATTTCTTCATAAAGGGTTTCATATCGGCTAAATACCGTTTTGGCAAACATGTGCATTTCGCCCTGGCTAGGATTAGGCCAATAGAACAAATTGGCAGATTCAGCACCGGCATTGTAATAAAGGGCTTTTGGCCAAGGACCATTAAGGGTTTTAAGGCCAATAGAATTATAGTTATCCAAGTTAATAACGGCTACTGGATAGTCAATACCGCCATTTAATACTGGGCTACCGCTTTGGCTTGTATTGATACGTACATAAGCAGAATCAATGCTTAATGGCTTTTGATAATAAGCTTGGATGTTAGTTGCTACTATTGTGCCGGTAATGGTTGTGCTGGACACGGTTTGGCTTGCACTAACTGTGTAAGTTCCAGTTGAACCCGTGCCACTTCCAAGGGCCGTAATGGTAGTTCCAACAGTAACGCCAGTACCGCTTAATACAGAACCAATACCAATACTGCCAGTTGTGACCGCAGTTACATTTAATGTAGTACCTGAAATAGAACCCGTAAATACTGGTGTTTGCACGGCTTGTGCAATATTAAGCCTATATGTACCTACTTCGTTAACGTTGCCGCCGGCACCAGTTAATAGTTCAACAATCTTGGTTCCAGCCGTTATGCCAGGACCTTTAAGATATTGACCTTGGGCTACGGCACCTTGGGTAATACCGCTAACAGTCAGAATATTGCTTGAAAACGTGCCTTGAAAGTTTGCACCAATAAAGTTTAGCGTTGTAGGATCAGGGCCAATGGTGTATTGGGTTTGTCCTGGCACTACATTTGAAATAATTTCAGTAATGTTAAATACAATAAAATCTTCGTTGGACCATTGATCAATCATATCGTTTAGCATATCTAAACAATCAATTGCTGAATCAGAAGTTGGGGCTTCCCCAGCCGCTAATGCGCCAATATCTTTAAGTGAACGGCTAATAATATCAATTGGCGTTGTCATAATTTATCCAATAGTAAAAGTTTCAGCTTCCCAAGGAAAAGCCATTTTTTTACTGGTTTTTAGGGCATTTAATTGGTTTTCTAGGTTCAATTTTATAGCGTTTACATCATCTTGGGTAGTGTCAGATTCAATCCACCCAATTAAATCAGATTCTTTAATTTCTGATAAAGGTTTACAAACCAATCCTTCAGAAAATTCATGGTTTCCTTCAGTTTCAACAGTATTTTGTTCATCTTGTGCTTTCAATAAATAACGAACTTTTGTAATGGTTTCATCACCAAAAGTTTCTAAAATTGCCCATGTAAAATTTGCCATGTTAAGCCCAAACACAATTTGGTACGGTAGGCCAATTGATTGTTCCAGCAACGGGATTAATGGCGTATTGCCTTACTGAATTTCTGTAAGTTAAAAATTCGTTAACATTGGTTAAATATGGAGTGCTTTTTGCTGGGTCAGCAATATCAGGTATGGTAGTCCAATCTGTTTGTGACAACAATGAAGAAGCAATTGCCTTATTGTCATCTGCCGTTGGAACATAAGGTTGCTGGGAATTGTTGTAAGCAGTTTGCCAAATAGCAACGCAATTATTAGCCCAATCAGGTAAAACTGTAATGTTTTGATTGTCAATGTTTGGATCATTAAATTCAATAGAACCAATTACGTTATCCCATTGCAACGCATGAACATCACTAGGAATACCAGCAGTTGATAAATTTAACTCATTAATAGAAACAGAATTTACATAAACAGTTCTATCAGAAGGGATTATTGTTAGATTCATGCTAATTTCCTTATTTGACTATTAAACAATAATTCAGT